GATTGGAAGTAAAACAACCATTACCCAGCTTTTAGCTAAATCTCTCCAATCTAAAGAGAACTGCTTGCTTAAAATTACTTTTTCTGCCATATTAACTAAAATATAATTTTGCTTCTCTGGCCCTTCTTAAAGTCAAGCCTTTTAATTCAACTTTTTTACCGTTTACAGTTCCTTTATTCCAAACGCTAAACCAATATGGTATCTGTTTACTGCATGGATCTTCATTAACCGTTTTAATTAATGTGCTTTGAGCTAATCCACCTGTTCCGATATTGTAACACAATGAAACTAAAGCGTCAAACTGATTTTGATTTATAACACGTTTAATGGCTTTATTTACTGCCGGCACATATTGCCTTGAAAGTTTTAAGTTAAGGAGTTCTGTGGCTTGTTTCTCGGTAATTGGTTTATCTTTTAAAGTTACCTTTGTTCCATCTAGGTAAATAGTACTGCCGTAACCGATAGTAGCTACCCCAACCGAATCTAAATAAGGTTTGCTCATAAACTTTTCCTCATTCTTAATGAAGTCAACACCTTTAGCTGAAATGTTCATAAGCACTAAGTTAGTCAAAACTATTGTAAAAGCAAAAAATCGGCACCTATCCAAGTAACCGATTTGCTCTAACCAAACATTTAATGAAAATAGTCTATCCCTAAACTAAGATTTTTATTTAACAAATTTCATGAACTTACCTTTTGAGTTGGTAATCATTCCATCGAAAGTGTAACCTAATTTTTTATACTTTTCTAAAGTAGCTTTACGTGCTTTAGATTCTGCAGATTTATTGCCAAGTGTTTCGTGATAATAGCTAACCTGGTGTAATTTAATTTCTAAAGCAGAAACGTTTACAGATACAAATAAAGCGATAACCAATAGTAAATTTTTCATAATCTTAGTTTTTAGGGATAGACTATTTTCATTTAATTTGGAGCGATTAAACCGGTACTTGGATAAGACCGGCTTTTTTATTTACCACAAAATTGTTACTTTGAATAATGGCTTTATAATTGTTATATTTGTAATGCTAATGGTCTTGTGCGCTTGCACAAATATTAAAATCCTACTTGTTAATTCGGGTGGGATTTTGTATTTTTACATTAATTAAAATAATCGGTTGCACTTACAGAATACCGATAGACCATTAGCAAGTCACACAAAAATTCGGGAAGTTTTTATTATCGGGTTGTACGAAATAAATCTGCGCAATGATTTTAAGCAATAGGCATCAACGTAGTCGGGATATTCTTAATTGAATAAAATACAACTTACCTCCAATCTGCAAGGGCAGGCACCGTGGGAATTGATAATTTAGGCTAAGTCAAACAGGCTTTTAAATACTCATTAAATGAAGCTGTTTGTCAATCGGGTACTTATCCCGTATAAGCATTGCTATATCTAATCAATAATTTGTATATTTGAATATGAACATTTCAGCTAAAGGCGTTGACTTCATTAAGAATGAGGAAAAGTTTATGAGCAAGCCTTATTTAGATTCGGTTGGGGTTGCCACTATTGGTTATGGTAGTACGATTTACCTAGACGGAACAAAGGTTACTTTAAAAGATAAGCCTATCACCGAAAAACAAGCCACAGAATTGCTTAATTTAAAACTTTCAAGGCAATATGTTCCGGCAGTAAATAAAGCCCTTAAACGTGTTATAAATCAAAATCAGTTTGACGCTTTAGTTTCATTGTGCTACAATATTGGAACAGGTGGATTAGCTCAAAGCACATTGATTAAAACTGTTAACGAAGATCCCTGTAGCAAACAGATACCTTATTGGTTTAGCGTTTGGAATAAAGGAACTATAAACGGTAAAAAAGTTGAATTAAAAGGCTTGACTTTGAGAAGGGCCAGAGAAGCAAAATTATATTTTTCATAATGGAAAAAATCTGGAATAGAAAGATAAGCATAGAAAGGCTAACATGGTATAAGTATCTACATAGCTATGGTTTATTTATGGAGTGGATGTACCAACATCATAACAAAAAAGCATAATGGCAGAAAAAGTAATTTTAAGCAAGCAATTCTCTTTAGATTGGAGAGATTTAGCTAAAAGCTGGGTAATGGTTGTTTTACTCCCTATCGGGCAAAGTGTTATTGAGTTAATCAAGGCAAACGGATCGTTTAAAGGTATTGAATGGGATAACATACTAACAAGTACTGCCGTTGCTACTTTCTTGTTCCTGGCGCAACGTTTCGGCTCTCCTGCTAAAGTAATTACAACTTATTCAACTAACGAAAAAGCTGCAGAAGTTGCGGAGGAAATTAAACCTACAACAGATGGCAAATAAAACTAAGTCAATCACATGGTTTTTTATCATGTGTGCTACATCGATATTATTGTTTTATCTTTTCACAATCTTAATTAATAGGTAAATGAGGCGCAGGCGTGTTGATATTTTGGAAATTGCAATAACCCAATTATTAAAGAAATACATTGGAAGTTTATTTGCCGGATTACTAGCAAAAGCTATTAGTAAATTTGCTAAAGACTTAGCTAAACAGTTGTTTGAAAAGTGGATTATAGATGATCCGAATGAAACTGCTGAAGAAGATGAAATGATGTTTATCTGATATAGGTTATACCGAGGGTAGCCACAAGAAAGCGACTAGTCTTTTAGGTTAGTCGCTTTTGTTTTGTTAAGGCAATATCTCTAATTCAAATTTATAAACACTCCAAGATTGAAAAGAGCCAAATTTTTGAGGATGGTATTTAAATCCATTGCTTAAACTCCATTTTTTATCTCTTTCTTGACCTCTTAAATGATCTTGGTACTCTTTTTCTTTGTGAGCCTTCATTGCTTGAATAGCTCCTTTTTTGGTTTTATGATATGACATTGGAAAGCTAGAACTTTCATAAGTCATAGAGTTGTACCAAAATATCCAAAGTTTTAATTTCATATTTTCCATTTCAATCTTTTTCTAAATGTTACTAAAACCATTGCAAACGCTAAGAGGGGTATGTAATCATCCAAAGGCATCGGTATAACCTCATAAACTGGGGTATTATTTGTTCCCGTCCATGAGCCTATTTGAATCCATTGCGTATTAGGACAGTTAGGGAAAACATACCCATCGTTGTTTATCAGCTTTCCGTTAACCAATATACATGATTTACATTGTTGCTTATTACCTATTTGTATGCAGTATTGGATCATTTTTTTTGAAATCCTTTCTTTAATGCTCTTTCTGAATAATCCCTAAGAACATAGTTACCACATCTCCAACATGTTTTATTTCCATCCTTAGGCTTTACACTTTTCCCTGTATCATAACCGCATTTTTCGCATGGCATATACCATATATCGTAATCGCCTAATTTATTACTCATGATTCATTCTATCTAATTCAGCAGCAATTAAAGCGCCTGCAATGATTAATCTTTCTTTGTACGGTTTATTGACCATTTTAAACCAAATTACTCTGTCCCAACCGCAAGGTCGTTTTTGTTTTGCGAAATCGCTTATGTTTGGTTTAATTAATATATCAGCAGCTTTTCTTAAATCGCTGTGGTTTGCATTTTGATGACCGTAGTAATTAAAATCTTGTTCTAAACTATATCCATGTTTTTCGATTTGTTCATTCCTTTCTTTAGACATCAATTCAATACCATTAGTTGTGCTTATTTTTTCTTTAGCGTATTTAATTGCTATAGCATCAACGCAGTAAGCAACCCCTGTATGTAACGCTTCGCTAAACATTTCTTCGAAATCTGTAAATCCTAATTCTTTAGCGTGTTCATCTTTTATTTGTTCTAATGTTTTCATTTCTTTCTAATTTCACTATAAACAGTTCCTTTTATTTCCGCTCCAGATTTATACCAAACCCATTCAGCGTATTCGGCTAGGTATTGGAGGGATTTGAGACCATGTAAGGTGTGGTTAAGTTGGGTTGTTGTTAGCTTCATTAATCTTTTAATTCGGTGTATTTAAATTCAGTACTTAATGCGATAGGTATCAATATTTGTAGGTTATGCATTAATTTGTAATGAATAAATAAATTATCCAACCCAGCCAAGTAAATCTTTTCTGATTCAGTAGTTCTGCAGTCGTATATACAACTGTCAAACATTCTAAACAAATAAATCTTGCAAGGCACACCTGTAACGTCATTTTCAAAAGTCATACATCCGAACTCATTCCATTGTTCAGGAGAGGTATCAACACCTGTTTCTTCTCTAAACTCTCTAATCATAGAATGAATTTTATTTACATCTTCATCCTCAATCTTTCCGCCAATACCGTTCATTTTGCCTTTCTGCCATTCCGGCTTTTGTTTTTCAATTAAAACAATTTCTTTTGCATTTCTGCTGAACGCAAAACCCAAAACATATTCTTTATACATAATTTATATTTTTTAAATGTTTTTCATTCTCTTAATATCGTTATAGATAGTAACTTCAGTTACTCCAAATCTTGAAGCTAGTTTTTTAACAGCACTGCTTATCATGTTTTTACCAACACAGTCCAGATAAATTTCATACACTTTCAATCTGCGAGAATGTATTTTCATTTTTGATTTTGATTTTTCCATAACTCAAAGTAACGGAAAAGTATTTTAAATTCCTAATTAAAAATTTAATTAAATATTTTATTAAATAAATTTGCATAATTAAAAACTAATTCCGAATATTGTCCTAACAAAAAAAACAATTATGGAAATCGATTTTAAATACACCGCAGAAAAGAATAGAATAGTAACCTATTACAATGTAAGGGGGCAACAAGTTAAAACCTATGAGTTATGGCAATTGGAAAAATTCGTAACAGATAACAAACTAAACCTTTCTTACGACTGGGATTCAGAATGTGGTACTGGAATGGTAAGCGATCCGAATACAGACTTTACCGAAAAAGAGGTTTATCAAGACGTTACTGATTACTTAGATGAAAATTGGGATAAGGTTACAGAGGATTTCTACAACGCCATGAATCATACAGAATTTAAAAGCGAAAATAAACCAAATCAGTTAAATAGTAAAAAATTATAATCATGGAAGAAGTTTTAAGAAACCAGAAACACGTATAGATATGACTGAACTAGATCAAATGCGAAATTATATAGATCGCAGAATTAAATCATTAGAAAATGAATGTATTGAGCATTCACTTGTATTAGAGTTTGATGAATGCAAAATAAAATCAGCTATCTGCGATGAACTTTACGATTTAAAATCAGAGCTAAACAGATTGAGTTGGTTAAGCATGGAAAGTAAATTGGAGGTTAAGTCATGAGATCAGAAATATTAGTTTCAACAGCTTCGCTTAAATTCTTTATAGATAAAATACTTTTAACTGTAGATAAAAATGAAGAGATAGTGAATATAGATGTGGAGTGGGGCGAAATGAGATATACGGATGATGTTAAAATTTCTGTAGATCATAGGGGGCAAGGTTTTTTTAATTTATATGTAGAATCTTTAATCAAAATAAAAGAAATCCTAAATAATTTAACTCTCCAACCTGTTTACCTGTACTTGGATGAAGGCGATAATAAACCTCAAATAAAATATGCTATATGAAAAAACCAACACTAAAAGAACTTCAGCAAAAATGGCTGCCTATCTACATATCACAGCCGAAACCAGAGCAGATAAAACCGCAAGTATGTATAGGACTTGCAAGGTCAGTTGAAATAGTTTTACACCCAATGATGAAAGGATATTAGTTATGACAAACAAACAAGCAAAAAAGGAAGCTATTAAAAAGGCTTATGGTGATAAATGGCAATTAGTAAAATCATTAACGCCAAATAGAAAAGAGAGTAATGATGCTTATGATCTTTATCAGAACGGATATTTTAATACTAAAAGATTAAAATTAACTAACGGATGTGTTGGTGATTTTTTTGATTTTGATTTTTTTGATTTTGATGGTAAATACATAACTCCATTATCTATAATAGGGTTACATAAAAACAACGGATGGATTCGTATTGAACCGGATGGAAGTAATTTGCCGAAAGATGATTATACGGGATCTTTTAAAACCATTAGACTGGATGGACTTATTTGCGATGAAACTATTTCGGGTCGATTAGTTAATCATAGGTTTAAAAACGCTCTAATCACCCACCACAAACCAATAGAGCCAGAACTTAAACCGATATACTAAAATGATCCACAAACAACCCACAACAAATGCCGTTAAGATACGGATATGTTTAATATTTGCATTGCTATTTATCATCAGCTGCAATACTATGGCCCAAAAACCATACAAGTTATCGTCAACGGGTAAATACGTTCTTACAGATAGCGTAAACAAGCCTGTTAAAGTTCTAATTGACTTCGGGAAGGTAAAGCAATATGGAATCAATTATTGCGATACATTGTATTTCGTTAGGTACGGTAAGCTTGTTTTGGTTAGGAAAGAGGTTAAATCGTTTGAAATAGTAAAGTAAACAACACCCCGGCTAAACCTTGTGATCGTAAGGGTCGTATTGGTAGTATTAGCTTGGTTGGTGAGATAAAATACAAAGTAATTATGAAAAAAGAACAATTAAATGAAATTTTAGAGAAGGAAAATGAAATCATTAAACTTTCTCATGAAAGAATTTCAAAAGCAAAAAAGCATTATTTATCAAAAAATTCTCCATTCAAAATAGGGGAGAAAGTAAAAATAACAAGTAAAAACAATTTAATCCAATTTGGATTTATTCACGATCACAGGATAACATATTCAAATACAATTGAGCCAATTATTGCTGGTATAAAAAAAGATGGAAGTCAATCATCTAGAAAAATATTTATTTGGGGTAATGAAAAAATAGAAAAAGCATAATGAAAAAACTAAAAGTATTAATCGCTTGCGAAGAGAGCCAAGCAGTTACAAAAGAGTTTAGAGCATTGGGCCACGAAGCTTATAGCTGTGATGTTTTAGATTGCTCAGGAGGACACCCAGAATGGCATTTAAAAATGGATATATTTAAAGCTGAACCAACCGGATGGGATTTAATTATAGCCTTCCCTCCATGTACCGATTTAGCTGTAAGTGGATCAAGACATTTTGCTAAAAAAATAGCAGATGGCAGGCAGCAAAAGTCTATTCAATTCTTTTTAGATATAACTAACATGGATTGTGAACATATGGCCATTGAAAATCCAGTAGGTATTATGTCAACTCATTATCGTAAACCTGATCAAATAATCCAGCCTTATCAGTTTGGTCATCCAGCAAAAAAGACAACTTGTTTATGGCTAAAAGGGTTGTCTAAATTAGTTCCTACTGAAATAGTTGAGCCGGAAATAATTACTTTATCAAACGGAAAGAAATTCTCAGCAGACTATATGAAAGGCGTTAAGCGTTCTAAAGCTGGAGATTCTTCAAACGCTAGAAGTAAAACATATACCGGAATAGCTAAGGCTATGGCAACTCAGTGGAGTGAATACCTTTCTAAGTAACATTTCAATTACAAACACCCAACCATCCTAAACAACCCGTACCTTAGCACACAGGAACTGCAACTCCTAAATAAAAACATTTACAGCCCTTAGTTATCGGATGAACGTTGCAGATCAGAAGAAGAACGAGGGCTTTACTGTATAAAAATGAAAAAAATATTATTTGAAAAAGAAATTGATTTTTCTTTACCTATTTCTGAAATGGAAATGCCTTCTGTTGGGTATATCAAAATAGAAACAAGGAAATATGACGGTGTTATTTACGCAAAATTCAAAAGATTTAATCCTGAAACATCAGTTGAAACTAGTATTGATAATTGGCTAACGGGGGTAAGGCTTCAGTATATTGTTCAAGACGACTTAGTAAGAAATACATTATCCGCAAAGCCATGAATATAGAAACGCAAAACGATCTAACAAAGCTAAGGCGATGTTTAGACATGTTTGAAGCTATGGTAAAAATAGAATTTCAAACAGAAGATGGTCAAAGATTTAAAATTACTCTTAACGAATCATTAACCGATATAATTAAACCGGAAATGATAAGAGTAGGAAACGAACTAAAAGCAAAACAATGAGCAACACCTCAATAACAATCAGCGAAAACAAAGTGCCTACAATACAGGAACTTTACGCAAACACAGAAATTGCCTTGGCGCAAGATCAAATAAACGTTATACTTAATCAGTCGCCTCCGGTTAAATGGATTAAAGAGCATCCATACGTTAGAGGCCATATGTATTTACCTATTGATAAGGTAGAATTTATGCTTAAAAAGCTATTCAAGAAAACGAGAATAGAAATATTAAGGGAAGGAACTAGCTTTAATGGTATTTATGTTGTAGTTCGTGTTTGGTATCAGGATATTTTAAGTCAAGAAATGGATTTTCACGATGGTATTGGCGCAATTCAATTGCAAACCGCTAAAGGCACTTCGCCGGCAGACTTAGCTAACATAAACAACGGTGCTGTTTCTATGGCTTTCCCTATTGCTAAAACGCTTGCTATTAAGGATGCTTGCGATCATTTCGGAGCTATATTCGGGTCCAACTTAAATCGTAAAGACGTTATGCCTGTTTCTTATGATGAAAAGTTAGCACAAACAGCAGAAGAAAAAAGGGTTTTAAAGTTAATTGAAAAAGCGAAAACAGTTGAAGATATGGATGCTATATCTTCACATGTAAACGAAAATACACAACCTAAATATGATGAAAAATGGAATCAGCTAAAGAAATAGCGGATAGCTTTAAAATCAGAGCATCGGCAACTATTGATATAATGGCTGAAGGAAAAGGCGGACAGCTATCAGTCGGAGCGCAAACGTACTGTAAAAAATGGCTTGCGGATAATGTATTTCTTACTTTTGCTTCTGAATCAGTTATACTATGAGGCTCGTACAGTTTTAATATAGAATTTGATGCGTTTATGTTCGTACAATTAACTATTTCGCCACGACTTTCGCTAACAAAAACTATAACTTTTTGCCCCCAATACTGGGAAATTAATTTTGATTTATTTAGTTTTTTCATCTTACTTTTTACTTTATTAAACCTTTATCTAAACCATAATTAATATTTTTTTGGCTGTATTGAATGCCGATTTTAAAGAAGCTTAGTGTATTATGATTAATATCTAAATGCCAATTTGATTGCTCGCATATAGCGTACCATAATTTAAAACCAAAAATTGAAATCACTTTGCCT